GACTACCCCGAAGGGTTCGACCTCGCAGCCGAGCTGATGGAGGTCGCCGGAACCGCCATCAGCGGCGGCACGCTCGGCGGCTCCGTCGCCGCGCTGGCAAAGGCCGTCATCGCGAAGGGTGGGTCGGTGCTCGTCGGTCGCCTGCTGGTCCGCACGGCGCGCGACGGCGAGAAGCTCGACACGCCCGACGCGCTGACGGCTGCCTACTCGAACAACTACGGCGAAGTCGTGCTCGCGCTCGCGCACGTCATCCGGGAGAACTTCGGCGATTTTTTCGGCGAACGGGTGCGGGAGGGGCTGGCGACGTACGTGGAGAAGTACGTGGGAGCGCTCGCGAAAACCGCGCCCGACGGGTCATGGCCGATGCCGACGTCCGGCGACTCGACGAGTGGGTCATCGCCGAGCGCTTCGGGCTGAACGTCGTGGAGATGCGCAGGACGTGGGATCTCCAGACGTTCTGCGAGTCGCTCGAGTACCTGCGCGCCTGTGCTGAACGAGACGCCATCCTGACCGAGAGGAGCTGACACCGTGGCAACCGTCGTCGAAGAGCTCGTCGCCCTGTTCGGGTTCGACGTCGACGAGCGCACCCTGCAGCGAGCGAACCGCGCGATCGACCGCACCGAGCGGAACATGCGCGACGCTACGCAGGCGTCGGACCGTCTCGGGATGGGCATTCAGGGCGCGCTGGTGGCGTGGCTCGGGTTCGACCAGGCATTGCAGGCCGCGCAGGGGCTCACCCGCATGAACGCGCAGGCCGAGCAGCACGCCGCGCAGCTGGAGACAGTGGAGGGCTCCGCAACGGCGGCGGCGGCGGCGTACGCTCGCCTCACCGAGTTCGCAGCCGACACGCCGTTCACGCTCGACCAGACGGTCGACGCGTTCATCCGCCTGCGGAACATCGGCCTCGACCCGTCCGAGCGAGCCCTGCGCGCCTACGGCGATACGGCGGCGTCGATGGGCAAGAGCATGATGGACATGATCGAGGCTGTCGCCGACGCGTCGACCGGGGAGTTCGAGCGGCTCAAGGAGTTCGGCATCCGGGCGTCCTCGCAGGGCGACCAGGTGACGTTCACGTTCCGGGGCGTCGAGACGACGGTGCGGAAGACCTCGGCCGAGATCGAGCAGTACCTGATGAACCTCTCCGAGACGTCGTTCGGCGGCGCGATGGAGCGGCAGATGGGCACGCTGAACGGGCTGTTCAGCAACCTGCAGGACGCGGTGTACCAGTTCGCGCTCGCGGTCGGACAGGGCGGGTTCAACGACGGCCTGCGCGAGTTGACCGAGGTGCTCATCGCTATGGTGCGCGGCGGCGGTGACGCGGCGACGGTGATTGGTCGCGTGCTCGGCGGTGCGCTGAACCGGGCAGCGGCAGCGCTTGCGTGGTTCGATGCGAACGCGGCGCTGGTCGTGACGTTCCTGTCGTGGATGGGCGGCACGGCGGCGGTCGCTGGCATCCTCGCCGTTGCGAGCGCGATTCAGTCGATGGGCACGACCGCCCTCGTCGCGCAGGCGAAGATGCTGGCGATCCCGGCTGCGATTGCCGCAATCGGCATCCTCGCCGCGCTGGCGTACGACGACCTCAACGCGTGGCTGAACGGCCATGACAGCCTGATTGGTCGCCTGATCGCGCGGTACCCGGAGCTCGAAGAGAAGCTGCAGGGTCTGCGGAACACGATGCTCGACGTGCGAGAGTACGGCGACTCGGCGCTGCAGGGGTTCCGCGACGACCTCGATGCGGTCATCAGTAGCCTCGGGCGCCTCGGCCCGGCGCTGCGCGAGGTGCCGCTGATTGGCGCCCTGCTCGGAGGTGACGTGACGCCGGGCAGCATCCTGCAGGGGATCAACCCGGTTGCGAATACGCTCGAGTCGCTCGGCTTCGACGTCGCCAGCCTGTTCGGCGGCGGCCCTGACCCGCTCGGCGCAGCGGGCGGCGCCAGCGCGCGCGGATTGCAGGTTGCAGCGGACTACGCCCGCGGCCAGACCAGCGTCGGCGGCGGGTTCGTCGAGCGCGCCGAGAACGCGCCGGTGACGTTCAGCGTCGGCGACATCAACTTCAACATGACGCAGGCCCCGAACGAGTCGCCCGAAGAGTTCGCCGAGCGAGCGGGCAGCCAGTTCATGCGGCAGCTGCGTCAGTCCGCCCGGTTGCTCCCGTAATGGCGAACCTCACCCGCACCCGCACCGGCGTCGTCATCATCGGCGAGACGGACACCGTGTCGTTCGACGCCACCCTCCGCGAGGGGCACGACCAGCGGTACCAGGTCACGCGTCACGAGGTCGAGCAAGGCGCCGACGTCGGCGACCACGTGCGCACGCTGCCGCGCGAGCTCCAGTTCGTTGCGGCCATCGGAGCCGTCGGGCTCGAACCGCTGGAAGGCAAGGCGGCGGCGCTGCCCGACGGGCGCGAGTTCGCCACGATTCGACAGCTGGAGCGCATGGCGGCGGCCCGCGAGGTCGTCACCGTTCGCTGCTACCTCGGTCGATTCGAGGGCTACGTCATCGAGTCGGTCAACACCCCGGTCGCGCGCGGCGACGGCTCTTCGCTGACGCCCACGATCACGCTCGTCGAGTACCGCACGGTCGACCGGCTGACCGTCGAAGCGCCGGAACTCTACGCCGAGGAAGTGCGCGCCATCGCCGAGCAGGCCGCCGAACCGGAGCCGCAGCCCGTCACCACCGAAGAGGTCGACGACGCACCGGACAACCGGTCTGCCCTCGCCCGCATCGACGACTCGCAGGACGGCGCAGTCACCGACACGGCAGCCGGGGCGCTGGAGTGGGGCGGGTTCGTCAACGTCGGCGGAGCGAGCGCGCCATGATTCGCATCCCCATCCTCGGCACCGGCACCCGCCGCGCGGTCGACGTCGTAGCGTTCGGGCGCCGCATCGTGCTCGACTTCAGCTGGAACGAGCGCGCCGCGGCGTGGTTCGTCACCGCCCGCGACGCCGACGGAACGCAACGCGGGGCAGAGCGGCTCGCGGAGAACGGCGCGGTGGTCGCGAACTGCTACGACGCAGCGGGCGCGCTGGTCGGGCGGCTCGCCATGATCGATCTCGACCCCGGCGCCGGCGCGATCACGTCCGCTGACCTCGGCGAGCGCCTGCAGATCTACGGGCTGACCGCCGCCGAGCTCGCAGGGGTGGAACCGGTCTACACCCTGTCCACGGTCGCCAGCGTCACGGAGTAGCGATGCGCGGCGTACGGAACATCGCGCAGCTCGCCGTCGGGCCCCGGACCGGCACCGAGATCCGCAAGCTCCGCGCGTGGGGTGGCGACCTGCGCATCGTGTGGAGCTACCAGGCTGACCGCGAGCTGCGACCGAACGCGGTGGACGTCAGCATCTACAACCTGTCGGCCGAGTCGCGCGCCATCCTCGACGCGTTCGACGCCGAGGGAGCAGAGTTGCTGCTGGTGTTGCAGGCGGGCACCGAGGCCGACGGCCTGCGCGACATCGCCGTGGCGGACATCGTGGACGTCGAGCACACCCGCAAGGGCCCGGACTGGATCACGAGCATCGAGGCCGGCGAAGGCGAGCGCGTCTACACCGACGCCCACCTCAGCGTCTCGCTGCTGCCGGGCGCCACGGTCGACCAGATCCTGACGACCGTGACCAGCGTCTACGCCGAGGCGGGCATCACGCTCGATCGCTCGCGGCTCGAATCGCTGCCGCAGGTCCAGCGCCTGCGCGGGTTCTCGTACGAGGGTCCGGCGTCCGACGGCATCGAAGCGCTGGCGCGAGAGCTCGGCATCAAGGCGACGTCGCAGCTGGGCAAGCTGGTGCTGTCGACCGACGTGCCGACGGCGGCGGTGCGGTCGGTGGTGCTCTCGCCCGACACCGGGCTCGTCGGCACGCCGAAGCGCACGAAGTCGAAGCGTGACGGGTTGCGATGGGAAGTCGAGGCGCTGTTCCGGCTGGCGATTCAGGTTGGTGACGTCGTGGCCGTAAAGTCGACGGCGTGGACCGGCACCGGGATCGTGGACGAGCTCGAGGCGTCCGGCGACACGCACGGCGCCGCAACCGCGACGCTGACCGTCATCCCCCTGACCACCGACAGCGCCGAATGAAGGACGACCTCTACAGGCAGGTGACGAACGCGGCGGCCTCGGCTGTCGCGTCGGCGCGCGTGCACGTGGTCGCCACGGTCCTGTCGTACTCGGCGTCGACGCGCACCGTCAGCGTCCGCCCGGTGCAGCAGGCGCTGCGTCCGAACGGCGACGTGGTGCGCCTGCCCGACGTCCACGGCGTCAAGCTCGGCACGTACGATGCGGGCGGGTTCGTCATCGCGGGCCCGGTGAGCCGCGACGACATCGTGCTGCTCGAGGTGCCCGACCAGAGCATCGACCGGTGGCTGGAGGACGGCGTGGTGGTCGGCGACGACGCAGCGCGCGCCGGCCGGCAGCTCGCGCACGCGATCGCCCTGCCCGTCGGCGGCCCGGCCTCGGACGCGTTCGACCCCGGGGACAACCTCGTGGTCGGGCGCAAGTCGGGCGGAGTGCAGCTCGTCATCACGCCGGACGGTAAGGTGTCGCTCGGGTCGGCTGGCGTCGACCTGGTGGACACGCTCTACGACGCCCTGCTCGGCCTCGCCGCGGCAACGGTCACGATTCCGAGCGGCGGTGGCACGTCGCCGCTGTCGAACGCGACGTCGCTCGGCTCCCTCGCCTCGCAGGTCGCCACGGTGAAGCGATGACCGACGTCTACCTCGACACCGCCACGCGCGATCTCGGCCTCAACGACGCCGGCGACGACCTCGTGCTCGTCGACGGCCTGCTCGAGCTGGCACAGCGAGTGCTCGCAACGCTCGACGTCCGCCGCGGCGAGTGGGCGTTCGACCAGCGCTTCGGGCTCCCGCAGGATCGCATCTTCGTCCGCGCCCCGGACCTTCGCGCCATCGAGGCCGAGCTGGAGGACATGCTGCTGGCGCTCGATGGCGTCGACTCCGTGGACCCTGCGCAGTCGTCGCTGGACCGCAGCACGCGCCGTCTGACGGTCACGCTCCGGCTGCAGTCCTCGTTCGGCGAGCTCGTCATCGCGAACGAGCCCCCGCCCGGTGAGGTCGGTGCGCTGGCGTGGGTGCCGATCATCCGCACGACGGGGGCAGCATGCGCCTGATTGCCTACGATCGCGACGTCGCCCACCGCGCCAAGCAGCTGCTGCCGTGGACGTTCCGACAGGCGGGTCGGCTGGTCGCCATCGTGGGCGGCGTCGCCGACGCGCTGCAGGCCGCAGAAGACGAACTCGACGCGCTCGCCGGCGTGTTCGACATCGACAACGCCACCGGACCTGTCCTCGATCTCGTCGGGCTCCGCGTCGGCGAGGCACGGGACGGGCGCGTCGATGCGGTGTACCGGAGGTTCATCCGGGCCCGCATTCAGCGCAACCGCTCCCGCGGCGAGGGGTGGCGCGTCGCGCGTATCGCGCGGCTGATGCTGGGTGGAGTCGTCGCTTCACGTCGGCGCGCTGCCCCCCGCTTGATCGAGGTCACCGTCGAAGTCGACACCGCGCGACCGTTCGCCGAGCGCGCGGCGACTCGCGCGGCGGTCGACGAGGCATCGACCACCGACGCCATCGTGCACGTGCTCGAGCGCGTGGATGGCTCGTACCTGTCGTGGGCTGGCGAGGACGGCGCCGGCTGGGCGGGCACCTGGATTGAACTGAGCTGAGGAGCGACCGATGGCGACCGACTACGGATTCACCGAGGCAGGCTGGCGCACCCCGACGTGGGCGGAGCTGCGACGCGACGTTGCGTCGTACGTGCGCGCTCGGCTCGGCGAGTCGATCCGCACCGACCGCGAGAGCGTGGTCGGCAAGTTGGTCGACGTCGGCGCCTACATTGCGCGTGGCGTGTACGAGGGCATCGGCGCCATCCAGACCCAGCTCGACCCGTCGCAGGCGACCGGAACGTACCTCGACGCGCAGGCGCAGCTGTTCGGGACCGCACGGCTCGCTGCTGCTGCGTCGTACGTCGACCTCACGATCACGGCGCCGGAGGGGACGGTCATCCCGGCCGGTACGCAGGTCCGACTGACCAGCGGCGACGGCACACCGTGGACGTCCTCGGCGGCTGCGACGGTCGGCACCGGCGACACCGAGGTCGACGTGCGGTTCACCTGCTCGGTCACCGGTCCGCGCGAGGCGGCGGCGGCGAGCGAGTGGGAGTTCGTCGGGACGTTCACCGGCTGGGAGGACGTGACCGACCTCGACAACGCGGCGGATGCAGCGGTCGGTCGATCGCTGGAGACGGACGCGGCGCTGCGCACGCGCCTGCTGTCGACGCAGGTGCCGGGGCCGACAACGGCGGGCATTCGCGCGGGCATTCTCGCAGTCACCGGCGTGACGAACTGCTCGGTGACGGCGAACCGTACCGAGCTGACGGTCGACACGATCCCGCCCGGTGCATTCGAGGCGGTGGTCTGGCCGGAGTCGGCGTCGCTCGAGGACGGCATCGCCGAGGCGCTGTGGACCTACTCGCCGGCGACAGGCCCGGGGAGCTTCGGCAGCGTGACGCGGACCGTCACCGACAGTGAGGGCGCCGAGGTCGACGTGTCGTGGACGTGGGGCACCAGCGTTGCGATCGACGTGATCGCGGGCGTGACGCGGACGGCGGCGGCGCCGTCGGACTGGTCGGCGCAGGTCGACGCGGCGCTCGACGCCTACCTCGCCTCGCTCTCCCCCGGCGACGACGTGTCGTGGGTGAAGATGTCCGCGGCGGTGAGCGGCTTCCCGTGGGTGTCGACGGCCACGGTCAACATCCGCAAAGGCCTCGACTCGTTCGCGTCGAACAACATCGCGATCGGGTCGCGCGAGCTCGCGGTTCCGGGCTCGTACACGATCGCCTGAGTCACCTCGAGCCAGAGCCCCCAGCGCCGGCGCGCTTCGGGGCCGAGGCTCGTCACGGTGCCGCTATACACAGTCTCGCAGGAGCTGCTGATAGCGACGCGACCGGGGCCGAGCGCCTCGAACTGAACGACGGTGATGCCGACGTTGCGCAGCTGCTCGGCGAACTGGCGCGCGGTGTTGACCGTCGGGTCCGAGGCGTTCGCGAGGTCATCGCCGAAGGCCACGACGTCGGGGCAGACGCGGGGCTCGGGGTCGGCGGCGGGCAGCGTGCCGCAGGCGCAGAGCAGCGCAGCGGCGAGGATGGCGGCGGTTCGGTTCATCAGGTACTGCTCGTGTGGAGGTCGGAAGATCCTCACGAGGATCGGGGATGCAAGGCGCTTCGCTCGATTCGGGGCACGTCGACCTGCGGGCGTACGGTCGCAGGCACTGACGCCCCCGAACGAGCGCCGCCGTGGCACGACCAACCGAACCGAGCATCGCGCCCCCGGAGTGGGCAACCGGCCAGACCGTCGAGGTCGCAGGCACACCGCCGAGCGACGCGAACGACGTCATCACGCCCGCAAGCGCCGACCAGTCGACCGGCTGGGCAGCCGGCCCCGGTGGCCCGGTGCGGCAGTTCATGAACTGGCTCCAGCGCTCGGCGGGCGAGTGGCTGGTCTACGCCAGGAACGTGCTGCGCGAGACGCCGTACCGGTTCCTCGGCGTGGTCGAGGCGATCGAGGGCACCGCGCTCGACGGCACGAAGCCCGGCGTGGCGGTGGTCGACCTGACGGGCTCGCAGGTGCAGGCGTGGAAGAACGTGTGGGGTACCGACCAGGGTGGCGCAACGAGCAACGCGGGCGCGGTGTCGCTGGACGGCGAGTACGTTGCGCTCGCGGTCGGTAGCGTGCTCTACGTTCGCGAGCGCGACACACCGTCGTCGGCGGTGTTCAACGCCACGCTTGCCGCCAGCATCGTGGACGTCTCGACGTGCGGCGACGCGGTGTACGCCGCAGCGGCGCTGAAGGTCCGGCGCTACGTGCGGGACGGCTCGACGTTTGGCGAGATTACGATTCCCGGTTCCGGGGTAGCCTCAAAGATCCAAGCGGCGGGCGACCGGCTGGCCGTGCTCTGGCGCGACTTCGGCGCTGGCACCAGCAAGGTCGCACTCTACAACGCATCGACGCTCACGGCGGACGCCACGTTTGGCACGAAGTCGCGCGTCACCTCGTCGTTCGCCCTCGCAATCACGCCGGATCTCGTGATCATCGGCGGCCCCGACGACTCCGGGTACGCCGACGCCTACGACCGCGACACCGGTACGGCGCTCTGGTCGCTGGCGCTCAACGACTCCACCTCGACGCCGACGGTAGCAGCGATCGCGGCCACGAACGACCGCGTGCTCTTCGCCCACGCCGCCGATGACAGCGGCTACGAGGTGACGTGCTCGACGGCCAGCACGGCCGGGTCGATCCGCATCCTCTGGCAGAAGGCGCTGGCCGAGGTCACGCCGACCATCCGCGACTGCGCCATCGACGACCGGTACGCCTACGTGCTGACCGCGACCACGCTGCACGTGCTCGACGTCGTGACCGGGCAGGAGGAAGCGCAGATCGACATCCCCGGCACGTCGGGGGCGCGCCGCCTGTCGACCGACGGCGACCTCGTGTTCGTCACGTACGACTACGACGCGACCACGGGCACGAACTTCCGCGCGTTCCGCGTTCGGCGCGGCGCGCAGCTGTGGCGACGGCACAACGCCGATGACCGCTACCGCACCAGGTACACCCTCCTGACCCCCCAGCGCTGATGACCACGGCAGCCGAACTCAACACCGCCGCTGCGCTCGCCATCGGGCGCAACCTCCGCTGGACCTCGCTCGGTGGCGCTACGCTCGAGACGGAGCACTCGACGGGGAGAACTGCACCGCCGTCGGCAGCGTCTAGCGGCTTCTCGCTGGAGGGGTCACTCGTCGCCTACGTCGCGTGCGACCTCCACGGCGCGGCCGGGCGTCCGGCTGCGGTCGTGACGTACACCGGCACTCCGTCCACCGGAGACGTGATCGGAATCGCCATCGACGGCACCGACTTCGACTTCACCGTGGGCGCGACCGAGACGGCGCTGGCGGCGCTGACCGGGCTCGCCGGCGACATCAACGGCGGCTCGCTCGACGTGACCGCCAGCGTCGAGGACGGCGTGCTCTACGTCCGCAGCGACGACGGACGCCAGCACGTCTACGCCGCGCACTCCAGCGCCGACATCGACCCCGACCTGACCGTGGAGCCGTCGTACGCCACGCCGTTGGTGTGGGTGCTGCCGACGAACTCGAC